GACTTTCGTCAGGTGGAGGGGCAGTTGCCATTCGCATGGCATCCTCAGCTGCTCCTCGCGGTCCTTCACCAGCTACTACAACCAGATCTCCCCGGCGATGAACTTCGGCAACATCAACCTGAGGCACTTTGCTCGGAGGTGTGGATTTTGGCGATGCTGGCACTTGAGCCAACACCAGATGGGTGCAAAGTAGCACCGCACCGATGAACGGTAGACGGATCATTGTATTCCCCTTATTTGAGATTAGCGAAGTTGAGGTGTTTCCCACCAAGCAACGTATTGAGGTAAAGCAGGTGGTGGAGGTGCTTTCAGCACAACGACCCACTGCCCACTAGCCAAATGATGATTGCGAAATTCCTGTTCGGTATATTCGTCAATCCTATTTGGAGAATTGTTGTTACAGACTTTCCAAGGTTTGGTGTCTGACTGGTCTGGGTTGAACCATACCAGAGTTTGAAAGTGAGCTGAGAAGCAGCCAATGGCTACCATGCGACCAGACTTACATGCCCACTTCATCCAATCCCAAGTATTGGAGCCTGTGATGTTCCACATTGGAATCTTGCGACGGTCGGCATAAGCCTCAACTCTAGAGGGGTTGGACCCACCACGAACACGAGGTCCGTAATCGGTATCCCACAGTAGTGTGGAGGCTTCTGGTACGTTCTGCCAGATGCCGCACATTCCAATTGAGCATTGAACACAGGAGCCATCTGGATTGCGAAACCAAGAACGAACTTCTGGAGGGAAGTCTGTTACTTGGTCTTGGGCAACGACTGGTAGGGGTAGCAGCAGAAGCAGTATCCCTAATCGTCTAACCATTTGAATCTCCTATTCTTATCCCTTGAGAACTTTCCGTTCGGTGGTGACCAGTTGGTTCTGGCCATCAACAAACTCCATTCTTTGATCAACCTCGAGACTGACCTCTTTGCCACTGAGCAGTGCTTCAAGATCGACACGATCAACATTCAGTTCTTCCTCAGGAGGAAGACCTTGAGCGACACTTCGATAGATATTGGCATGTGGATGGTTGGGGTACTTCGCACAAGCTGCCAATAAGGCACGGGCAGTCACTGTGAACACTTGGTTCTCTTTGACTACGATTCGTTGTGTTGGTACGTTACCATCTTTGAGCTGCTGCTCAAGCATGTCTAATTCAGTCATGATTTACCCCTGTTTGAAAGTTTGATAACAGTGAAGGCGATGATCCAAGCGATCATCACCATCACAAAACCGAAGCATAACATAGTTGGCGTCCTATTCTCTGGGGAGAAGGACTAGGTCGTAGTGGTAGTGGTAGTGGTCGTACCGACGTTGTACCAGTACGGGTCCAACTCGCCGCCGTTGACTTCGTCTTCCTTGTATCCAGTGCAGAGGCGGACATCGTGTCCAGCGACATTCTCAAGGGCTTGGTCCCAGGGGAAGTTGTTCACTACCGCAGGGAGAGTCAATCCTTGGTTGCCGCTTGTGGCGATAGCACCGTTCATGACTGCCCATTCACGGCAGGTGCCAGCAAAGAAGTCACCCTTGATGAGATCGAATACCGTTCGGCCAAGACCGAAGTGTAGACGAAACTCAATGGCGATAGTAGCAATCATCGCCGGGAGGTTCTTGGTGAAGTCGTTGGCACGACGCTTGAGCTCTGCCATGTTGCGGCTCAAGTCAGAAATCTGGAGATCGCCAATCTCACTGACTTCTCGCCAAACAGGCACAGCATGAGTTCCGGCGTTCAAGTACGCCTTCATCTTCTGGCCAGTGACAGGTTGGAAAGTAGCAGACATTTATCAACTCCTATCAGGTGGTGGTTGTGGTGGTAGTGGCTACATTCTCCGGGCCGAGGGGCATCGTGAAGTAAGCCGTGACATAAGACTCAAAGATGTTATCTCTAAGCCCCATGAAAGAGTATGGGACACCGTTCGGATCACGCAGTGGTTCAAGACGAACAAATCCGATATTGAGCCATGCGTTGTCACATTCAACGCGAAGGGTTTCCTCTAGCTCTTCAACGAAGTTGACGTATCGTGTGATCTCAGCTTCGTCATCAGAGTTAGCGATGTACTTTTGAAAACCGACACCAACTGGATACTCCCTTAGAGCACAGTTGGTTCGTGAGTTAGTGACAATGTCACCAGGGCGTCCTCCAATGATGTACACCTTGCCTGAGGGGAACTTCTTTGGGTCTGCCAGGTCTTCGATTGTCTCCCAAGGTCGCCAAGTCTTCTGAGTGACAAAATCATTAGCGAAGTAGAAGTCAGTAGCTACCCGCTTGGTTTCGATTCGAAGATAGACTTCGTCTCGTATTGTAGTCAGCATTCCCATTAGGGGACAGCCTTCTTATAGCGGTTAGTGTGGACAATGACACGACTACGATTAGAAGTCGTATGCACGAAGGGAGGATCTGAACCTCCCATGGAGATAAGCATAAACTCTTCCCGCGTTTCTTGATTGCGAAGGCGATCATTAGCACGGGGCGGGTAGATGCGTTGAATCTCAGATACGTCAATCGCAAAGTCGTGACGTTCTACTCGCACGGTTGCAACATCGCCACCAGAGAACTCATCAGCACTGATAAGTATGGGGCTGGCGTTTATTGCAAACTCGATATTGTTTGGCTCCTCTGGTCGGATATAGATGAACGATGCAGTGTTCACCTGACCAAAGCGATTGTTGGCGTGTTGTAGACGATCAGATAGTTTGTATGACATGGGAACGTGGGGCGGAGGTAGATGGTAGAAAGGACTAACAAACTCCCATCAAAGTCCTCCGCCCCAGTCCCAGGCAGGCGAACGACACGAGCATCATTACGTGGTCGTCGTGGTGGTGGTCGTACCAGCACCATACATAGACGCAACCATTTGTTGGGCTGGGAGCTTGTTGATATCGCACTTCACGTCATTGTGAGTTGAAGGTGCGGCTTCATCAGCAAGACCAATAAAGATACGGTTGGAACCAGGGGCATTGTATGCCTTGAGGGCAACCGTATCCCACCACACTTGGGCATCTTTGCCAAAGACTGCGGCGGTAACTGCCGTATCCTTTTTAATGCGAAAGACACCACTGATAGCAAGAGCACCTAGAGCACCTACCGATCCAGATGCCGCAATACCTTCTGGACTGGTGCAAATACCAATCCGTTCGCCAAGGTCAACGATATCACCACAGGCGATAGCTGAACCACCATTGGCGTAATCTTGACGATCCTGATGTCCCCGGTAGAACATCGCGGACATCGTTTGGGTAGAAGCAGTCATTCAAAACTCCTTTGCGGGTTGTCCGCGTTTCTCTGGGGAAGGGAACAATGCCTTGTAGGGCAACCTGCCCACGGGTGCTGGAGCTTTAGCGACCAGCGAACATCGTGAGCGACTATTCTACTTCAACATCAACAAGGGCTTGGGTGTCCTTGCTGGCCTTACCGACTGCGGCTGCGAGGTCTTTCACTTTGACCATAGCACCGCCGCCGCCGGTTTCAATAAGATCGTCAGGCTTGTGACCCACCGTCTTACAGAGGTTCTCGAAAGCACGACGAGCGTTGTCGTTGAGCGAGATCTCACCACCGGGTTGGTTGTCCTTAGACCAAGGGGCGAATACCAACTGGCCGGTCTTGACTTCGACCATCTTGCCGGTTTCTTCGTCTTTGGTCTTGATGACTTCATCGACGTAACAACCTTTCGGGTCGTAGCATCCGTCGAGGAGTTCCTGGAGGTGAGACATCAAGTTAATCTTTTCGCGAGCCATTGATACGTATCCTGTCCTGGGAAGTCGGTTTTTATTACCTAGCCGCCGCTGTCGCAGCCGTGACAGTCCCACAAGGGATTAAATCCGACGACTAGGTAAGTTGACTCAGCTGCTTTCTGGGGAGAGGTACTAAGCACCAGCAGACCGGAGGGCCATCTGCGGGATGTGCATGGATACTCCGAAGTCGAAGTAAGCACGCATCTGGATGCCACCCGGGATGCTGAACTCCGTGGCAGCTTCGTCGAAGTACGGCGTTTCGCGTCCATCGAGGAAACCGATCACGAGAGCAGCACCTTGAGGTGCAGTCGGGTTCGCGAACAAGTACCACTGAGTGGACGATTGACCGCTGAGGGCCAAACCGTCTTGATCAGTGATCGACGTGTTGTTGAGGTACCCGGTGTAGTACGGACGGAAGCGTCCAGCAAACGGGTTGTTGGCGAACTTCGGAGTGTCAGCAGTCGTCGTCACCCACATCTGGGCTTGATTGTACAACTGATTGCTGAGGACTTCCTGGTTCGTGCCAACCAACAGGATCGACGGAGCAACCGCAATCGGCTTACCGTTGATGAGTTGGTCACGGAACTTCTGTTGAGCCGTCTGGAGAGACGAGATCGACAGAGCAGTGGTACCACCCGTCATCAGGTTGCCGTTGCCAGCCGAGAAGAAGCTAGACGGGTTGCTGAGGAGCAACACGAACACGGCTTCATCAATACGGAGAGCACCGAGAGAACCAATCGAGCGGGCTTTGTCGAGAACCAGACCCAAGTCATCGTTCTTCTGAGTCTTGCGGTCGATGGAGATCATCGCACCGTAGGTCTCAGCTTGCAACGTCTTCTTGGTATCGGTCATCCCAACGTGCTTGAGTTGGCCGTCGGTTGGAACCTTGCGGAAGTGACCTTGAGGATCCAAGCGATAAAGCGAGTGAACCTTGAAGTCATTTACCGGCTTACGGGCACAGATGAACTGCCACATGCCCTCAACCATCGCAAAGCTGGTATAAGCAGCCTTGTGCATGACGTTTTCGAGGATGTTCGTCACGCTGATGTTTGAGAACCCATCGGCTTGGATGGAACCACGGGCACGCTGGCGGGAGCTCCAGGCTTCGTGAGCGGCTGCCATCAGATCCATATCACTGGTTAGGTGATTGACCTGAATGCCGGCTGCTTGAGCTTGGAGTGCCAACAGCTTGTTGATGCTGCCACCAATGTTGTACTGACGCTTGTGAGACTCATCGAGAGTCTTGGCATCGTACATCGCTTCCAAGCCGAGCTTAACGTCTTGGACTTTGTTGTGGTGGTTGTTGGGGATGCCTTGCTGTTGCTCACAGCGTTGTCGATGATGTGGATGCCAGGTCCACGAACCTGCGGGAGGTCAGCCCGACGGCATTCAAGTTCAAAGCGGTCCACGGTCCAGTTGTCCTTGATGGCTTTGGCTTTGGCAGCCTTGAGGGACAGTTTCTTGCCGCCAACCTCGATCTCCGAGAGGGAGTCTTCGAAGCGAGCGAACACGTCACGGATACCGTCAATGCGAGCCTCACGTTCGGCTGCTCGCAAGTTGAGATCTCCTTCCGCTTCGATCTCGTCGTCATCATCATCGTCATCATCGTCTGGATCTTCACTACGAATGGTGCGACCACGGGTTGCTCCTACGAGCTTCTTACCCTTTGCCTTGATCTTGGAACGCTTTCCACGGACGACAGTGGACTCTTCATCCTCGTCTTCCGTTTCGGTCTCAGCGGCTTTGATTTCCGCTTGGTACTTGGCTTTGAGCAACTTGAGTTGCTTGGCGTCAATAGCCTTGACGTCGTCAAAACCAATGTTCTTGAGCCACGCTTCAAACTCCATGTCATCTTCCTTTTTCTTTGACTTGGCTGCGACAACAGCAGAGGTTTCGTTGTCCGCTCCAAGTACAGTGATGGAAATCTCTCGGATACGGGTCTTTTCGGAGACGACCATTGGGCCGGTCCAGGTTCTCCCGTTCACCTCTGCTGTGTCACCCTCTTCGAGGATGTAGCCTTCTTGAATTTTGGCTCCGACTGACGTTTGGAAGGGAAACTTCTTTTGGGCGTCAGCCATGATGCTCTTGGCACCCTTTTGTTCAGACGAGCGGACTGCCCGTGCTGCAATCAAAGGACCTTTGACAGTACGACCGGCGATGTTGCCAGTCTTACCGTAAGCAACAACAATTTGGTCAGTTGTATGACCAAACCGTTTGGATGTTTCGTGATCGACAATGATTGGAGTTACTCCTTGGTCGAAGTAGGCTCCTTTCATGTCAATGATTACTGGGTAGTCGAACCCATTAAGGTCCATCGGCTTGCCAGTATTCGCCACCAAGTAGAGGGAAGGCTCTTTGGCTTTCCCCTCGGAGGCAATGAGTTCAACAATACCATCCATCTGGACGTCTGTATCGTGAACCCGTTTGGCTTTAATGGCCTTACCGTTGATGCGACGGCGTTTTAACGGGGGCGAGGTCTTGTTTGGGCGTTTGGTATGTTTCACAAGGTATCTCCAGTACTGTTACTAATATCGCAGCAGGTGAGGCACATAGCCTAGGAAAGAGCCGTACCATAGGTAGTAAATACTACTTTGCCTTGGATTTGGGCTTGGTTTTGGCTTTTTGGTTTTTATTAGCTGCTCCGCCTTTCTCTGGGGGAGAAGACATACCGGGTGGTAGCGACGGTTCCGGGGTGGACTCCAACCCAGGGCTAGTGAGGTCTTCACGGAAGGCGTCATCTTCCTTGATGTCTTCTTGCCAGGTGTCGAGGTCACGATTGAAGTATTCCTCTTGGATATCGGCGTCGGTCATAAACCGCTTATCATGGAGGGTCTTCAGTGCTTCGGCTACACGGGCGGGGTCAGTGTGGTCAATGCCAACTCGATCCCATCTCCAACGGTGTCGTGGAATCTCATTCGGTCCCCAATCACTGGATACGAAACCGTCTCCGACATGACCAGGTATTCGGACAGCTTCCTGCCACCACAAGTAGAAGATTTTCCAGAGCACTTCTTCTTCACAGGATAAGCGTTCTCCTCGCTGCCCACCTTTGTAGATGGTTGCATCAAGAATACCGCTTGCCATGTTACTGTCTTTGGAGCTACCGCTGGTGATGTTGTAAGGGGAAAGAATTGGGCGAGAGATCTCCCGGAGGAGACAACCAACGAATTCATCAAATGCTGCTCCGAGGGGTACATTGGTGAGTTGGTTGGCTTTGTATCCCCAAGGCAGATTCATGATCATGCCTTGTTCGATGGGAAACATATCAAACGGATCATCTGTTAGAGCACCACCATCACCACCTTGGGCAAATGGGTTTCCTCCAGCAGGGTTCTCCGATTCGATGAGTACCGTGATGTCAGCAACTGCTTCGGCGTTCTGGACGATTGCCAAGGTGTACCGACGGAGGAGGGCACACAATGGAAGGGATGACGCAGCTTCCGGGATGCCACGTAACCATCCACGATCTTGACGGAACCAGTGGATCATGTATTTGGCAGGAATCCACTGTCCATTGGCGGTATTGACAATGTTGTTGGGCGTTTCTCCTGGGGAAAGGAAACGGGTACTGCCCATCGCCATCCCGGGGAAGAAGTTAAGCAGGTAGTAAGCGATCGGGTTCTCATGATCGTCAAACTTAACGCCATCAACTTCCCAAACAGAATTGTCCGGACCTGTTGGAATGGGGACGGTGTGTTGGGTGGTGATACGATCCGTCTCGATGACTTGAAAGTCGAGTTGGACTGGGTCGTAGTATTGGCGGCGTTTATTGTTGTAAGGCAGCAGGAAGGACTCACC